CCTGGAGCATCTGGCCACGGAACAGCGCAACGAAGCCGAACAGCTCCGCAACCTCATCTTCGGTGCCCCCGAAGTCGAGGCGGAGCCCGACGCCGAACCGGAGCCCGCACCGGTTCCTGCCGAGGCCCCGAAGCCGAGGCCCCAGCCGGCCGCCGTCCTCCCGAAGGCCCCGTTCATCCCCAAGCAGCCCCCGCTCCAGGAGATCAAGGACCTGGCCGCTGAGGTCGGCGTGGACGTGAGTGACCTGTTCCCGGCCGGCGGAACGAAGCCCACCAAGGCGACCAAGTCGGCCGCCATGGCCCGCATCTTCAAGGCGAAGAAGGACGCGGCCGAGATGGCGAGGCTGGTCGAGCAGGATGAGGCGGACAAGGCTGCCCTCCTCAACTCGGACATCGGCACGGACGAGGAAGAGGACATCGACCTGGGCGACCTGGGCGACTGACCCAAGCACGGGTCACCAGGGCTCAAAGCTCCTGGTGACCCGTAGGGCTAGGGCTTCACGAACAGATCGAACAACCCCCCATCGGCAGCCTGTGCTGCGATGGCGGCACGGACCTGTAGGTCCGGTCCATAGGCTCGGGTGTAGTTCAGGGCACGACCGCGCCCTGGATGCAACTGATCCCAGTTGGCGGCCTTGTTCCCGATCCGAGGACTCCCATCACGTATTTCATCTCAGGGCCATCCAGTCCAGAGTTAAGAGGTATACCCCGTTTCCTCGGATGAGGAACCCCTGCTTCAATCAACAAGCCCCATACCGCAGTTGCGAAACACCCACCCACCACCGAGGTATCTAGTCTAGGGCCAAAGCCCAACTAACTGCCTGAAATGATTGAATCCAACTAATTTCTCGCAACTGCGTTAAACTACCGCCGTTGCCACACCAAGATCGGTTCACCCCCTGACCTCCGGTTCAGGTTCGACAGAGGCATCATCAATGTCTCAACCTCGACCAACCCAGCCAACCGAAACTCCTCGCGTGCCGTCTCCACCAGAGGATGAACAACATCCTTGTCCTTCACATCTGCGATGTTCATCACCCAGTGGCCACCCGACACCAAGGCTTCTGCCCCACGATGAATCATCGGCTTCAAGAATCCATCCCGCCAACTCTCAAACGTCCCGTACTCCGACCATGACTGGTCACCACCCACGTATTGCTCTTGCTGGAAGTACGGCGGTGACGTGAACACCATCTGCACAGGTGGGGGGCTGAACTCCTCCGCAGGACACAGATGGATCTCTGTCTCATCAGAGGCCCCTAACCATTCTGCAAGCCTCAGGTTGCCATCTACTGTGGCCTCCGCCACGTCCGTCGCGACGTAACGGACACCTGCGGCTACCGCACCAACCAGTCGGCCACCGAAGCCTGCACAGGGGTCCCAGACGCTATCTCCCGGCTTGCAGTAGCGCTTGTACAAGGCAGCGGCCACCGCGGGACGGAAGATGGTAGGGGTGCGGGCGTTAGCGCACACAGCCTTGAGAACCCGTGGCGGGGTCACCGGGTCACCAACCTTGAACTGCCACTTGATGGCACGCTTCATAGCCTTGGGGTCGTGCCACGCCTGTAACGCCGATGCATTCCCCTTATACTTGGCCTGGTAACGATTCGGGAAGAACGAGTAGCACAGGGACAGTCCCAAGGGGCTGTGATCCAGGACCGCCTCTTTCGCTCGAAGGCTCCGCATCTTCTTGTCACGGACAAGACTGGACACCTGCTCAGGGTAGGGGAATTTCACCTTCCCCAGGATGGCCTGAACATCCAGAATCCATGCTTCCTGTGTGGGGGAGTCTTGGGCCCTCCACAAGGAAGTGTCCGGGTATTTCACTTCCAACTGCACACCACCATCCGGGAGGAAATCCTTCGACTTGGGACCCGTCTTGAGGGGTGGGTGACCCGCTTCTCGGATTCTTCGGTAAATGGTTGCCTTGTGCACCCCGTAGACCTCTGCAACCTCTTGACCAGTGAGGCCACTCTTGATCAGAGTGTGCATCTTGTCCCCCTCATGCCCAAGCAACAAAGGGCGTGCTGTCACCAAGGGCTGGGGGCCCGTCAACCAAGGGGCAGATGTCTGGGGCCTACCTTTGGGGGGGTTGTAAGCAATCCCCATCTTTTGAAGTTTGCGACGCAGCGTGGAGCTACCTACGCCTAACTCACGAGCCATCCGGTCTATCGGGACACCCTTGGCAACACCATCCAGAAGGTCTACCTCTGTCAGCCTCTTCCGAACCTGATAGTGGGGCCCCTGGAAACCAAACGTGAGTTTGTAAGCCATGCAGGCAGGGATATGGGGGGTGACAATCTCCAAGAACCGTTCTGCGGTGTCCTCTCGTTCCATGTGGAACGTCCCCGTCTTCCCCTGCCGTGTCTGCCAACGCGGCTTCAGCCCAAACTTCTCGAAGATGGCCTGAGCCACCTGATGGCTGGCCTTGTCCGCCCCAAAAATGATTCCAGGCCACCAACCAGCGGTCCCGTCATCCAGATACCAGATGGCCAGAGCAAAATCATCCACGAGGTCCACAACCTCAGGTAACAGTCGTTTCCATCCCTTGTGGTGATCCGCGTAGAACAACTCCTGCCAAGAGTTCAAAGAACCATGGGCACAAGTGCGCATACAGAACTGAGGATAGCCCTCCTTACTGGGGACTGCATACACCGGGGGGTCAAACTTGACCCAGTCACCCCACTGCTCAGTCTTCCACTGTAGGTAAGGCACCTGCTCCTCACAATGCCCCTCAGTGTAGTAGGTGGCATTGACCTGACGAACAAGGCGACCGTCACCCAGCATAGAGCCCACCAACAGAGATTGGAGCCTCCCCTCAATGGGGAGGACCTGATTCCGCTCCCATTTCGGGATGGCTGTGATCTCGAAACGGTTCCTCCAGTTCTGCACACGTTTCTTGGTAGTGCCCAGATGCTCTGCGATCTGGAGGTCCGTGAGTTGTTCATCCTCGACCATGGCTCGAAGGGCTTCGGGAGACACGGGGCATGGGATTGCTTTCATGCAAAGGATTATACACAGGTAATCCTCCAAGGTGCAGCTGAAATGAGGATGAGAAGTTCGGAAGAATGCGTCCATTCTTAGTGTGTCGGTCAACCAATGCACGCAACATAACCTACAGCCCAAGCCCTGTTTGAATGGGTGTGGTGCTTTTAACTCCAAAAGCAAAACGCCCCCTCAACCGGAGTTGAGGGGGCGTTTTGGAAAGCGCGCTGGGGAAACCCGTTTAGTTCAACGGGTTTTCAGGTCAGCGGGTGACCGTCAGACGAGCCAACCCACGGGGGTTGTAGGCTCCGAGGCCCAAATTTTCAAAAATCGAGAAACCGATCATCCGGCGCTTCGGGTCGTCGGCCGAGAGGACGGTCAGCTCGGTACGGACGGGGATCCGACCGAACATCTCGGGCTCACAGCAGAGGTAGACCGTACCGTTGGGGACGAGACGGCTGGTGACGACGTTGGCACCGTAGATCACACCCTGGAGACCGGTCTTGAGCAGGGTTGCCTGGGACTCGATGTCGAGGATGTCGCGGCCGAACTTGCGGATGTCCGCGTAGTCCCTGGCGTTCATGTAGATGCGGGCGACCCGGAGGTCATGCCGCTCGATGAGCGCGAAGGCATCCGCGAGGACCGCACCCGAGATGGGGGCGATGACCGGGATGTCGGCGTTGAGCTGACCGGGGAGGCTGTCGAAACCGGCAGTGGCCACGGAGTCGAGAACGGCGAACACTCGCTCGTCCTCAGCGGCCTGGATCTGCGCACGCCCGAGGTCCTGGGACCGCTCGATGAGATCGAAACGGCGCTCCTTGATCTGGGTGAGCGGGATCTCCGGGTTCGAGGCGATCTCGAACAGCGGGAAGATGACACGACGGGGCTTCGTGACGGCGAGGATATTCTGACCCTCTTCGCCGACCACGTATGCCGTGACGTCGGGGTCCTTGTCGTAGATCGGCAGCGCGCCGTCGGGGAGCTGCTCGACCAGGAAGGTCTTGCGGCCCACGGCGGCGTAGTCGCGACGAGTACGCAGGGGCTGTGTCATCGAGGCAGCGAGCTTCGCACGACCCTGGGGGGTCTTGATGTACTCGCCGATGATCTTCTGCTTGACAGCGTTGGTGACACTCATGACGGTGACCTCCTCAGATCCGCTGGTCGTAGACCAGGTCGCCTTGGGTTGCATCGGGGGCCATCTTCACGATGCCGATGACAGTGGGCTGGAGGTTCTGCACCGTGGCAGCGTGGATGTCCCCCTGCTCCCAGAGCTGAGCATTGGAGTTGGCATCGTCGGCCGCGAGGGCGTTGGTGAGGTAGCCGTTCTTCGAGGCGAAGAGCTTCTGGCCGACGTTGTACGCCGTCAGAGCCACACCGTCGGCGAGCGACTTGTCCTCAAACAGCGTGTTGCCGAACGTACCCTGACCCGAGACGTATGGGTTCTTGCCCGAGGCCGTACCCGGCGTGTTCTCGAACGCATTGCCGTTCGCGCTGTTGATGAAGACACCGAGGATGCCGACGTTGCCTGTGCCAACGGCCGGAGGTCCACCGATGAAGTTGCTGCCGCCGCCTGCATCGCCGCGAGCAAAACAGACCGAGCCGCTCAGAACGCCCGAAAGCGTCTGATCGACCTGAGCCGTGATTGCCGTGGCCACCTGGGGTGGGTTCGTCTGAGTGAAGGCATCATCGGTCAGCACGCCTACTGAGTTCGCAATCCCGAGGTTCAGGATCCGCAGCGCGCTGCTCGACTCCGTCCATCCACCGCTTGCCTGTCCGAGCAAAGGCATTTCGCCCTCCTTGCTCCCTGTTTACAGGGTGTGGTTTCTGGTGACCTTGCCCGGCTATGCGGATGGGGTCCGGTTCTGCCTCCCTCTGCGACATGCTGAGTTTGGCCTTTACGTCTATATGTGGAGGGCTATCGGCTAAATAGTGGGGATTCCTCAAAGAAACCCCCCGTTCCACCAACCTGCCTCCGATTATCGGAGGCAGGTTGGGGAGGGGTTCAACACCCGATCAGGAGAACGAGCCGCTCACGTCGGGGTCGGAGGCCCAGAGGTTCGACAACTCGTGGATGTCACCGTTGGCCGAGGCGGCCTTGGAGCGGACAGCACCGACGGTCTTGACGCCCTTGCTGGCCTTCTTGGGCTGGGGCTTGAGGATGCTGGCCAGGCGAGCGCTGGCCTCCTTGTCGGAGTCCCCACCCTCGTCGTCGGCGTCCTCATCGTCCGACCCGAAGACCTCACGGAAGGCGGCCTCATCGGCGGCAGTCAGGTTGGTCCCGTCTGCCAGACCCATCGGGTCGAACCCGGTGGCGAAGAAGTGAGCATCGGCCTCCTTGTCGGAGCCGTCCTCATCATCCTCGTCCTCGTCCTCGTCGTCCGAAGCCTTCTTCTTGCCGGCCTCGACACCCTCATCGTCGTCATCGTCGGCGTCGGGCTCGTCCTCAGCCTTCTTGGCGGCCTTCTTGGCCTGGGCGGCCTTCAGGACCATCAGGGCCTTCTTGGCGGCCTTCTTGGCGGCCTCGACCTCGGCATCCGCGTCGTCCTCGTCCTCATCGTCGTCGGCCTTCTTGGCCTTCTTGCCGGCGACCTCGACGTCATCCTCATCCTCGTCGTCCGAGGCCTGAACACGCATCGCGGCGAGCATCTCCATCTCGTCATCGTCGAACTCGTCGCCCATCAGGTCGTCGCCGCAGGCTTCCTTGTCGGAGCCCTCGTCCTTCTTCTTCTCGCAGTTGTCACGAAGCGCCTCGGGGAGCTTCTCGCAGCCGGCGAGGACCTCGTGGCGAGCGATGATGCCGTCACGGTCGGTGTCCATCGAGGCGAACATGGCACGGGGGCCACCCCAGTCCTCGGCGGTCACGAAGCCGTCGCCATCGCTGTCGAAGGCATCGAACATCGCCATCACGGGGTTGGCGGCCTTGTCGTTGATGTTCGAGATGGCCTTCTCTTCCGCCTTCTCCTGCTCAGCCGTCTCGCCAGAAGCACCGATGGTCTGACCATTCGGGTCGTTCTGGCTGGCTGCGGCACGGAGTGCCTTCAGCTCGCTCTCCATCGCGGAGAGACGGGCCATCAGACCCTCCGTCCCGTCGTCGAGATCCATGTCCATCCCGTCGTCGAGACCCATGTCCATCCCGTCGTCGGGGAACATCCCCATCAGCTCGTCCTCCATCCCCATGAAGTCCCCACCGAGACGCCCGATGCTGGCGTCGAGAGCGGAGTCGTCCATGGACATGAACCCGAAGGCCTGGTCCTCGATGGCATCCCAGGACGCCTTACGACCGTTGGACGTGAGGGTGGCCTTGGCGAGCACGAGGGCCTTCGCCGACTTGCGACGGACCATCTCCATGAGGCTGGCCTGGCGACCGACCTGACCCTGGTGGGCCGGGTGATCCTGGTCCTCGACCCCGTAGCCGGGAATCGCGGGCGGGCCGCTGTCCCCGTAAGGGCCGGGGTGGACGTCCTCGGCGAACTCGGACGGGCCTCCGATCATGTACGGGGCCGAACCCGGGTCATCCTGATCATGAGCCGGGTGATCCTGGTCCTCAACTCCGTAGCCGGGAAGTGCGGGGGGTGCAGCCGCCTTGCGGTCAAGGGCTGCCCACGTCATGCGCTGACGAATGCTCATTGCATGTCTCCTTTGATGTGGCGACTGCCAGGTGAAACTTGAAACCCACTTCGAGCCTGGCCTCGCCGTGAGATGAGCTTGCCGAGCCTGATAAGAACTCTTGCTTCGGCGGTGGTGGGCTTACGGCCGAGAGCCGCCTGACAAGCCCGTGCAAACTGATTCAACGACTCGTAGCCCTGAACGGACCCCAGTCGAAGAGCAGTCCGGTACAGGGGCACGGGGATAGACACCCCGTACTCCTGGTTCAGCAGTGCAACCTTGTCGAGCAGAGCCACATCACTGGATGCGGTCCGGCAGAGGAAACCCAGGGTGGCCCCATACACGAGATTGTGCTCGCTGGGCACCAGGTCATCCATCTCTGCTTGCTTGACCAGATTGTCGTTGGGAGCCGTTGCGGCATCCTCGGGACCAAGGGCCTCATCAAGGTCCTTCTGGTCCATGTCCTTCTTGAGCTTCTTTCGCACCCGGTCTTTCAGGTGTGTCTCAAGCTCTTCCTCAACGTCCTCGAAAGGACCCTTCTTGGGCTCTTCCCTGGCAGGGGCTGCATCATCAGCCGGAGCATCTTCTTCGTCACCCCAACCAGCCATGAAAGAGTCACCATTGCCAAAGGCAATGGCTGCGGCCTTACGGCGCTGTCCCTTGGTCCACTGCTCGGGAGGGGTCTGGAGGATGACCGAAGCTGCTTTGCCCAGATCATCTCCCTTGTGGATGGCAAGAATGTTCCGAAGCACTGCACCAGTGAACGCCGGGGTTCCTACCCACGATGCCTCGATGAACTGATTGCCACCGGTGGGGTCCAGGCTAGGATGCCCGCACAGCTCCGCGACCCGATGCTGCCGACCCTGCTCGTCGAAGAAGGTGTTGCCCTTCTCGTATTTGATGTGGGGACACATCTCGGTCTCGTCCGCTGCCCAGTGCCCGCACTTGGTGCAGATGGTGCCATCGACAGTGCAGCCCATGGACAGGGTGCTCATCTTGCCGGACTCGATGGCCTCTACCAGGTCCTCGTGCTTCCGGTCCGTCGCGATGAGGATGTCCACATAGACCGTGTCACCGAGGTCTCGGGCCACTGCATCAATGATGCGTCCCTTGCTCAGCTCCTCGACCTGGACGTGCTCGACGAAATTGTGCCCACCGATGAAGGTCCGGTAGCTCTTGAGCAGAACATCCCGGTCCCAAGCATCGAGGTTGTTGTTGATGTACTTGTCAGCACCGAGCTTGACCCGGAAATTGCCAAACTTCCGATTGACCCGGAACCCACCCTCCATCACCGACCCGAGCTTCGCATTGGGTGGGGCGTAGGTATCCACCGATGCAACGATGGTCACATGGGTGAGTAGGTAGTCCTTCGGGACGAAAAGCTTTCCAAAAATCTCG